GCGTCAGCCATGTTCGTACCTTTCAAAAGTAGCCAATGGCCGCACGGGGCCGCGCGTTACAAACGCGAAGTTGGCTAGAATTATGTGATAAATCATTAGTTTCTGTCTACTTCTAGATAGCTTAAATAAAAATACACATCCGCATGGGAGGATGTTACTTTAATAATGTCCCCCGCTTCTACGATGCACGGTATTCCGTTAAACACGTCAAACGTAGTGCTGTGCGCCAACACATATCCTTTCAACAAATAATTCGCTACCGCCCCTACATATTGGGTAACCGTAATTGTTGCGCTACCTGACGACGCAGAATGAGTTGCTCGTAACGACCGTAAAATCCCTGTGTTGGCATCCGGAACGGTATAGATCGTCGTTTCCGTCGCAGCCACCGGATTTAAGTATTTTCGTAGGTATTTATTAGCCATTACTTAACCCGCTTCATACCATGTAAGCGCAGCATCTTTGTTCTCCGTAACTATCGGGGTGTACGTACTATTAAGCTGAAGAATTACCTGTTCTAACGAGCGAATAAGTTGGTTAATCTGGTCCGGATTGTAATCGCCCGTTGCCGCATTCGGCAGACGGACGTTAGTAATCTTGCTCATCTCAATCCATCCGGTTGTATGTCTACACGCATTGTGCCAAACCGCCAGTTATCACCTAACGCAGAACTTTCAATACGCAAACTAATCTGCCTGCCCCGTGCCCTAGTGTCTACTTTGTCTGTAGTCGGGGTAATGATGTACGGGTCTAATGAACTAGGACTTGCTGTTGCTTGAGGATAGGCACGTAACAAGAGATGTACGGTTAAATCCCCGATTTGATTTTTAAAGTCAGGAATAAAACGACGCATGTACAACATGCTGTCGCCGTCACCAATGTCAAAATAACCTGATGTGATGTACGACGTGATCGGTGAGCCGTTGCCATTTTTCCCATCCTCTTGGTTATACAAGACCGAGCGACCGGCTGTTAAACCATAAATAGTAGAAATAGAAGCAGCAGTGCTACTAGGTAAATACTCAGAGGCAATGGGCTTAGTGTAAGTACCAATATCTACCCATGATGTTCTTGCCATTGACCCGATGGACCAGACGTTTTCTAAATAATTGAACGTAACAAAACGATCAAGATAGTCAGACGTTGCAGAGCAATACCACCACGTTACTTCGTTAAATTGAGAATTAATGCCTACGTGGACCTTAGTAGATTGAACAAGATTAATATCTTTAAACACATAATCTTGAACCGTACTTGGAAGCTTATTTACCGTACCGTTAAACATGTAAAAAGCTTCAGTTCCCATCCAAAACGCCACGCCATTAACGTCAGCTCCGGCATGCGGTCCAATACACCCGCAGTTACTTCCTAACTGTTGAAAACCAAACGTGTAAGGAGGACCCACATATTGCATACCATGTATGGAGGTGTCCGTTAACATAATAATCTGTCCGCGAGAACGGAATGCCGTAACAATCGTACTGCCGTCTGTTAAACGTTGACCACCCGCTGTGTTAATAGCGGATTCGGCAAACGTGTTTATGTCCTCTTGATTAGAGAAGCGAACAAACATTGGGTCTTGCGTTGTGGGGTCACCGATAACTGATTCGGTACCAAAACAAACAAGGTGCCTGTCTGGGGTAGACACTAATGCGTATTCACTTTTAGTAGGCGCACCCGCAATTGCAGTAGCACGATTGTTTACCACGCCCGCACTGGTATTAAATAAATAGATGCCACCACTTACGATTTGACAAATTACATCTTCGCCAAAAGTATCTAACTGCCACACACGCGAGGTGAGCGTTAAACCAGCTGAAGCAGGACGCGGTGTTCCCCACGAATATAGACCCCAAGTACCCGTTCCCCAACCATAGTCAAAATAGTTAACGGCTGAACCGATGTTGATCTGGTACTTACCTACAACAGCCCCACCACCATTTCCACCGTCGGAAGAGTTAGCAGTCACCCCTACTTTAATTCTGTACGTACTTGTGGTTAATACTTCTTGGATTTCAAACTCTTGATTGAGATAAGTAGCGGTGACGTTTCCGCCTAGACTTACTGCTCCACTGTAGGTGACAAAATCTCCGTTAATGGCTCCATGAAGCGAGTCCGTTACCGTGACTAAATCACTGCCGGTAGTCGCGGCAAAGGTAACGTCTCCCGCTGCGGTAGTAACCCTCAACGGCGTTACATCTCCCCATGTACCACCTACATAGCCATACAGCTTACGAGTAGTTCCAACCAACAGATGAGGTACACCGTCCAACGAATTCCATGAAAAAACCTCACTAACTACCCCTACTAAATAGACTAACGTGTCTCCAAACTGCGTCCACCCACCTAGCTTTTCAGGCAGTCCATAGCGAAAGCGGATGTAATCACCGTTGATCCATCCGCCTTCTGCGCCGTATTCGGTATTTTGTTTATCTATACCGGGCTTTAATGTGAGTCTTAGGTAAGGCATTATGTAATAGGGCCTCCAACTAACCACGCATCACAGGTTCTATCTCCTGCGCACTTGAAGTGAAATAACTCACAAAATCCTAGATTAGCTGCTTCTACGACCTGAGATTCGTAAGACTCTTCCTCTTCCTCGTCACCTGACTTAATTCCACTAGCAATGCATTCCATCATAGAAGACGTTTGAATAAACGCTGCACAGTTCCCACATCGAGAAGTCTTTGCTTCGGTAGGAGTAGTCTCCCACATGTCTGCTTTGTCTTTCCAAAAAGCAGTTGAAGGCTCTAGTGGATTTATTGGACCATAGCCGTACTCTTTGATGGCGTTATTGCGGTTTTTTAGGTTAACGTGAATATCATGTGTGGCAACAGGACAAGCCATTTCAGCGCCTCTTCTGGCGTAGCTTTTCTTAATCTCCTGTCCAATTGCGTCTTTTTTGATTTTCATGGTAATTAGCAATTCCACGCTTTTAATGACTTGTTGATACGGCTATTTGGGTCTTTTGCTGTTTTTGCTGACGTTAATTTCTTTTTCATTCCCGTCATTCGGGCGCAAAACGATGCTTTGCGACCAGCGGCTTCCTTGGTCTTTGGGTGAGGGGCAGGAGGCTTTAGATTCATCCCCTGCTTCTTGGCAGAAGCGCGTCCTTTCGCGTTTAAACCACCCGCCGGACTTTTCCCTTCTGCTCTTTGCCATGCTGGAGACTTTGCCATTTGTTACCCCTTTTTAGCTCTTGCACCACGCATATTTGCGACTAATGAAGGGTAAACCGTACCGGTTTTCTTGGCAAATGACTTAGCCGCTTTCTTTTGATTTGAACTCAACTTCTTTGCTGGTCCGAGATTCGCGGGCCGGGGTTTATCCCACACTTGTTTAGATTTCATCTCATGCTCCTAGGTACATGGCGCGTTCATCTTTGCGGCGGTTCTCTAAGCCTTTTAAGACCTTACCGCCTGCTTTGCAATACTTTAAAAGTTCGTCGGCGGCTCCTGCATAGTCGCCCCGGTTGTGTTTCTGTCGCAGTGTGCTGCGTTGCAAAGTTCCTAAGCCTAGATTGAAGGAAAAACTGACCAAACTATCCAACCAAGCTTGGCGGCTACCAGCAGTAGGACAATATTTAAGAACTCCGCGCTCAAAACGCTCAAGGTCTTTTGCAAGTATGGCATCCACTTCTTCCAATGTAAATACGCGGTTCCAGCCCTCTGGACAAGGCAAATGTAGCCTGTCTTCAAACGGTACTCGCGCATGACTAGGTTCAATTACATGGCCCACGCAAACCGTCCAAAGTCGTGCAGGGCACCGGTAAGGTTTAATCCTTACCCCCTCATGGTGCTTGATCATCTTTAAGGCTCTGGGGCTAATCATGATTTATATTAGTTTAGTATTTTTCAACTCTTGTTCCCTTGTTTCTATACAAATTTTCCAAATCTTTTATATGATCGGAACCCACAAAATAAACGCCTTTAGGCTGGGATAGAAGCCACATGTCGCGGTAATTATTTGCTTTGTCTGCCATCTTCTTTGCGGGAGTATCGCCAGATTCCCACATAGCACGTTCGCCTTTATCTATAAACCTCGTTACATTTTCTTTAGTTGCTTGTGAGCGACTGAGCTTTAAATAATCCTCGCCCATTTCTTCCAAAAAACTTGTCAACGTATCTGCGTCAAACCGCTTATTACTAAAATAACCAAAGCTATCTTGCGTTTTTAATATGCGGTCAAAAATAGTCCCATTACCTGCCAATATTTTTTTCTGTTCATTTGTTGCTGTGTTAGTAAAAAGCACAAACAAAAAATGCTTGGGATAGCCTTTTATATCTTTTGCGGCAGCATCATCCCATGATCCTTTATAGGAAACGCCTTGTATCTTGTCACCACCGTCACCCTCGTACCACGCACCATACTTTTCAGTCGCAGCTTTAATTTGTGGCGGCAACGATACTTTTTTACCGTGTACCTGACC